CTAAACCATACTCAGAAGGATGTTTATCAGCAAAACTCATGAAATCAGCAGTCTCCTCAGCAGTTAAACCTTGCGATTGTAACTGAGATTGAAGATTTGCTCTTCCTGTTTGTTGACGTATTCCTTGTGTAGCATTTTCTACTGCACCGTTAATCTGTTCCTGCATCTCTTGCATCCTAAACTTATAAGATGCTGATGATGGGTCATTATAGGCCTCCCAAGGGTCGAACTCATCTGGCTTTAATGCAACACGTTGAGGTTCTGTTGGTTGACCACCCTGTACTTTGCCCTTAATAGAGTCAACGATATCAGGTCGTGATTCCAAGAATTTACCCACTTCTTCGTACTGCTTAAGCTTCTGATTTTCGGCAGAGAGTTTATCCTTCTCAGATTGGAAGTACTTGGCCTGTTCTTCCCAGTTCTGAGTAGAAGTCTCTTGCGTATCTACTGCTTCATCTTGCCCTATAGAATCATTAGTGGCTTGTCCCATTTCTTCATTGAATGGAACTCCAAATTCATCTACGTTTTGATTTTGATTATCACTCATAGTAATATTCTCCTTTTGCTATTTCTCTTTGCCTTTTTGAGTTTGACTACGTTTCTCTTGCTCTGTGGCTAAACGTAATTTCTCAGCTTCGAGTTTAACAGCGTTACCCAATCGCCCTACAGCTAATTTGCTGTCTGACTTTGAGCTTAGTTCGTGTTCTTTAAGTTTTCCTTTAAATTTCTCAACTTCACTTTGTTTACGTGATTGTATTGATTCACGATGTGCAGTTTGTAAGTCACCACTTAATTTCTTAATTTGTTGTTGAGCACCTTCTAATTGTTGTTGTAATTGTGCAACTAAATCCATTCTTTGAAGTATTCCTTCCTTATCAAATATCTCGGTCTTCTTAAGTGCTTCTTGTCTATCAATAAGACCTGCTTGATATGCTTCCATATAAACATTCCATTCACCCCATTTATTTGAAGGCATGGTTGAGTTACCAATAACACGTATATCAAATTGACCAACAGATATATCATTGTCAATTGTCATTAATTCTTTACTTTTATCATCATATAATCTTTTATTCACAGTATACTCATTAATATCATTATTCGGCTGTGTAATTCTAAACGTCTTTTTAAAGTCATAATGAGACTTAGCTAAATTATATACTACTCGACCAAGCCTCTTAAGACTTCCCTCAATGTCCCTAAGTTTCGACTTTGAACGTCTTTGTCCAAAATCTTCGAGCATCATTGTCGCAGAAGAGGTACGAGGAGCAACCTCGGAGTTCCCCTGCATCATTTCAAAAATACCCATATTAAGGTCAATATATTTTTCAATCATTTGTGGTAATTGAACTATAGAGTTTGCTAACGGTTGAGGTGACGGAAAGTGAGGTTCCCCAAAAGATGGGTCGTATTCTATTGTAGCATTTGGATTCGCCCAATCTCTTTCCAATTCTTCAATATCTTGGACGCTTCCTTGAGGTATAAGTAACTTTAAGCCTGAAGAGGCTTGTGCATGTGAGGTAATTAACGAAACCGTCTTATTGAGAAACCTCTGAAAATCTTTATTCTTTCTAACATCACTCATTGGATATGGAGTATTCGTCCATATATTTGGAACAGGTACTATTGGATATACATCCGTATCAAGTACTCTTTCATATAAAACTATTTGTCCAACTGAGCATGTTATTTTAATTCTTGTTTGCATAACTTGAACGAAATCAAGCATACCTTTTTCCATTGCAAGTACTGTTTTTTCGTCTTGCATTAACTTAGCTAAAGCTTCATCATCAACTATCTTCTCATCGCCACTTTGTAAATCAACCATTCGATAGTATGGAACTTTAACTTTAGAGAATGATTCAATTAATCTATACTTCTCTGAACCTTCTCCGAAATCAAAATCTTTTGTTATATCAGGAGTAAAACTTGGTTTTGTTTGTTTATTCGTTGAACTTGGAAAATCTTCATCTCCACTAATACCTTCAATATCATCAATTAAGGGTTTATCTTTTCCCTCTTCTACTTGAGCTAATTGTGGATATAAATCTAATAATTGTAATTTTGTTAGTATAGTTGATAACATCATACCTGTTGCATCATCAAACCAGCGACTTCTTGCATTAGGGTCAACAACTACACGAAATGGGTCAACATAAGTAAACTTAACTTCACCACGACCATAATCAGACTCAGGGTCTATATATGTATAAAAATACCCTAGGCCTGTAACAGTATAATCATGTATAACTTGTTTAAATGTTTCATTGCCATCGGATATATCCCATATATATTCAAGTATTACCTTCCAAACATTTGAAAGTTTTGTATCAGAGTCTTCACGACCTATAGCACTAAACTTAGGTGGCTTGGATGTGATAATGGCTTTGAACTGTTCTATAGCAGAATACAATCTATCCATTGGCATGGCAGATTGATTACGTTCAGCTAAAGCATTTACTTCATCTTGCGAGAAGTGGTTGCCTAAATAGAAGTCTATGTCTTCACGTGCTTGGGTATCCCAATCTTTACGTGCATCAGACCACCTTCGCCATAGCTCACGTATCTCTTTTACTCTAATGTCTTCTTGAATCATGTTTTATAATATAAGATATTCTGAGTATAAAATGCAAGTTACTGTCTTGCACCTGTTATCCAGTTATAAATTTTACCTTTTTTATAGTATTTTCCGTCTTTTCCTTTAGTTCTTTTAGCTTTACCAGCTTTAGGGTTGCCTCTAGCATACTGAGTAGATAACCAGAAAGCATCAATACAATCATCATGTGAACCCTTTGGAAAGTCTAAAAGTTCCCCAATAAATTCATGATGTGTCTTTTTTAAGTGAACAGCTCCTTGTTTGAACATTGGTTGCAATCCTTCAAACAATCTATCCTTCTTCTTTTGATTACCATAACCTTTAATACCTTTTTCGATGCCAGGGATAAATATCCCTTCACTCTTACTCTTCTTATAGACATAATCTCTTAGCATTTCTTGATATGCAATTGTCTCAATATTTACTCTTCTGACTGGTGAGTATCGTTTAACGATTTTAAATATCTCATCTGCACACTCCATGGGTAAGACTCTTTTCCTCCAATATTCAAGAACATAGTAATCATAGTCTGCAGTAACACCGATAACCATAATAACGCTAAAATCACTATAACTATTAATTGTGGAAGCAGGGTCAACTCCAATATATATGTTAACATATTCCTTCTTCCCATCTTCGAGTTCAATTCTCCACGAATCTGCTCTATCATCATAACGTACATTCCCTTTGTATAATCCATCTGTAATATCCTCTTCACTAAATATCTGGTCTTCAGGAGATTTTGCTTGATTCATATACTCTTGATAGAATTTAGCAGGTGTTCCTGAATCTATATAGAATTGTTTTCTTTGTTCTAACTTTTTAAGAGGCCACCTTGAAGGCCATAATGGCTCACCATCATCAAGTATAGCTTTATATGTAACCACCTTCCAAGAAAACTCTTCACCATTCTTCATTGAAGCTTGATGTTCACGCACTATATTATTTAAGAAGGAATCATAATGAACAATTGTTCCATTACACCATAAGAACCCATTTTTATCAAAATCGATAGCTGGATACACAGCAGCCGTAACCCAGTTCTTGATATGCATTCTTGCCTCTGGAGTCTTAGTATTAAGCTCTGATTCAAAATCATCAAGTACCATTCCTGTATATCTAGTTGATAATTGTTTTTTACCACGAAGTCTTTGAGATGTACCTTTAGCTATCATACGACAGCCATTAGAAGTAGTAAACTCAGTTTTTGTCCACTTATCTCCTTGCAAGTCCCCAAAATAATAATGTACTGCTGGATTTGAATAGATATGATTCATTAACCAATTTAAATTATCTGTTGCTTGGTCTTGTGCCTCACCTATCCATGCAATAAATTCAGGTCTATCTTTACTTGCAAATAGGAATCTATGGAGGATTGCAGTTGCAGCCATTGTAGATTTAGCATGGTCTCGTGGTAATACCATGGCCAATTGCTGTATTTTCTTATTAATTAACAACTCCCCAACTTCTTCGTGAAATTGAGGAGTCTTGGTAGCTAAAAAATCTTGAGGAGAGAATAACTTGCCGAAGGTTATAAGATTATTATATGCAAGATTTAATATCTCCTCATTCTTTGAAACATTTCCATTTAAATTGAGATTAGCCACTTATTTTTTAAATAAGCCTTTAATATACCCTGATAGTTTTTCAGTTATAGATGGAACATTATTTGCTTTTTTTGAATTTCTTAGAAGTTGTTGTGCTTGAAAAGTTGTCAATGTATCAGATATATCTCTTTCCAATCTACCTCTTGCCATATTTTGTGCCCAATCATATCTTTCCTCGGTTGGAAGTCCATGAAATCCTTGAGATATATATCTAGGGTCACCATTCCTAGTTAATATTTCATATAATGGGGTTGCACCCATAGCCATTGGAGCTGGATTTTTAGCAACTTCAATCATACTACTTAAATCATAATAATCCCTAGATTCATTATCCAAAATCAATTTATCAATATTTTCATGTCCATTCGCCATATCTTCTCCCTCTTATATTTTTAGGCTTCTACGATACCAACCAAACCAGAATTTCATCTGCTCAGGCTTATTTATAACTATTTTTGCAAACTTAAGTACCCTAAATGCCCTAACTCTCTCTAAATTTAAATTTTTAATTGCTTTGATAGTATTTGGCCCTATCTTGCCATCAACTTTTATATCAGAACCTCTACTCTTCGCTGTCGCTTGAAGAACCTTTATTGCTCCACTTATTCCAAAATTAACACACATATCGAAATATATTGCTTGTAATTGTCTTGGAACGCTGTCACACTTACCTCTTACCCAATAATCTTTCCAATATATATCTATTGCGTCATCTTCTG